GCGTAGCCAATAGCCGCACCATAAGCACCAGACTTAACGACAGCCTTTGTCATGTCACCAATGTAGCCACCCATAGGAGCCCACTTTGACAACACCCTAGCCAACTTTCCTGTGCTTGTCTGCTCAAGTCCCATGCGACCAAGCACACCAGCCCCATTAGCCATTTCCTTGCCTAGTGTTTCAATGAAAGCACCGCCAATTCTTGAGGCGTTGGCAACAGCCCATATTGGAACAATGGTAGCCGCATACGGCAGTCCGATAGTTCCAAGACCAATACCAGCCATTAACGAACCACCAAAGCCAGCCTGTCCCTTTGTCGGTCCAGTAATTCTGAGATTTGCGTTTGGAGTTGTGTGAAGATTAGTGTCTAAAAGTTCATCAGCCTGTTGCTTAACCCAGTTGATTGGTTTTGAAATCAATGTATCAACAGACTCACCAGAAACACGGAAAGCCTTACCAAGTTTCTCAGTCAGTCCATATCCAAGTATCTTACCTTTTTCAAGTCTGGCGGCTGTGTTCTTAAGTGAAGAAGCAGTACCAGAAATGCCTTCTTTCAAGGCATCCTTGGCAAGGCTGTTCATCGCAGATGACATGGCACTCTTTGCACCAGCCTTGGCAAACGCAGACTCGCCAAGAGTAATAAGCGTCATCGGGTCTAGGAAATAAGACCCAGCGACAGCCAATTCATTGTTGACAGTATACAGGTCTTTAGCCGACAAGGTTGTGATATCTCTCCCAATCAACGAAGAGGTGTCTGGCATTATCACATTTTCTTGTCCTTCTGCTATACGCTGTGATTGGGCTCTCCAATTCGCCAACTTATGGAAGTCGGTATATCTATCATAGACATCTCCCTGCGGATTAAAAAGTCTATAAAATGGAGAGTTCTGATTCTTTGATGCTTCTTTGTAAAGACCAACTAAGTCTCTGGTTCCTCTAGCAAGAGCCTCTGCCGTAGTAGGACCAAGATTACCTATGTTTCTTACGGCTGTCTTCATATTACGCTTTTCTCCAAAAGGAGTAAGCGATGCAATGCCAGAGCCGATATCTCCAAAGAATGTACCAGCGGCTCCGCTGGCGGTTTCCCACCAGTTCATCTCCTGCTTCTTATGCCACTCGTCATAGAGTTTAAACTCGTCCATGCTCAAGTTGACTGCCTTGCCTGTTGACTGGGCAATCATCACTTTAAACGCAACATCGTCTCCGCTCAATGGTCTGTTTAAGATAGCATCAAGTTTGTCCTTTTGGACATTCTTGACTCCCTCTTCGTCAGCCCCTTCTGGAGGATTGAAAAGATACAAAGAATCTCTGTTCATTTTAATTATTGGCTGAAGACATCGTTGATTGCTCTAAGTCTCGCTTGTTGATGCGGAACTCCCTGCTCGATGTATTCGTTATACCTAAGTCTTAAAAAGGCTTCTTGCTCTGGTGTCAAGCCAGAATCTGCATTTTCTTCAGCCGCAAATCCGTTAGCACTAGCAATACCTTTAACTTTCTCAGCCATTCTGAATCTGTACTCCTTAAGAGTTCCAAGTGCTGTTTTTCTAAATATAGCACCACTCATTGACGCAAGGTTAGGAACAACGGATTCCAACTTTTTTGCGTCCTGCTCGGAGAACGCACCAGAACCAGCGACTTCAGTTCTGCCTGCGGCTTGAATAGAGTTGGTAATACCTAAGATAGCACCAGCCTTTTCATTTGGAACAATGGAATCCCAAACACCAACTTTTTCAGCCAACTCTATAACTCTATCAAGTGCGTCAATTGCTCTTACTGTGTCAAGAACGCTTGTCTTAACCTTACTAGCCTCTGTAGTGTCAATGGTTCTGATGTCACCTCGGAATGCCCACTTAGCAGTTGAAATCTTGTCAACTCTTATTGCGTCTTTTAACACAGCATGCTTTTCTAACGCTATTTGGTCGGAAACGGACATACCCTTGCTTTGCATGACTTCCCACTTTTCTCCAATACCAACTAATGTAACTCCATTGCTTGTCATTATTCTAACCTTTGGCGGGTAGCCACGCATTTGTCTAAATGTTGACTCAGACCAGTTCATTGGAACGCCACCCATCTTATTAAGTCTGCTAGTTAATTGACCATACTCCTCCGCAATCTTCTCATCGTCAGACTTGAGTTCTGGCTGACCGACAAGCGGAGGTAAAGGAGGCTCTGATGTTCTAGCCTGCTGGCGTTGGATTGGGGACGCTTTAGCACCAGCAGGAGCGATAGAGGTAGGCACAGGGCTGGAAGGAGCCTGTGGAGCCATTTGAGCGGCTTGAGCCGTAGGAGCGGGCTTAGTCTTTTCCGCTGGCTTCTGAACCTTTGAAAGCAACTCAACTTGACGCTGGGAATTATCTATTTCAAATTGCCAAGCGTCATAGTTAGTCTTGGCAAACATTTGAAGTTGCTCAAGTTTTCCTTCTATAGAGTTTTGGTCTGTCCATTCAAAAAATGCCTTCTTGTCAGCATCCGTTGCAGTACCTTGTTGGAACATTCCAATGATGTCAATGCCTGTATCTTTTTGATACTGCCTTCCTATTTCTAATTGAATCGTTTCATCGCCTAATGGGGCTCCTCTATTCCATGTCCATGACCCATCAAAAAGTTTTCTTCCACGCTGTTTTTCATATTCAGCCGCAGTCTTAGCAATGTTTCCATCCTTTATTGCGTCTGCTGGATTTGGTGGCTTTGGCATTGACTTAGCAATAGCCAAGTCGGACTTAGCCTTGTCAAGAGCGTCTTCTGGGCTTAAGGTTGCCTTTGAAACTTCAATAAGTTCTTTAGATAACTCTTGAATCTTGGCATTATTTGCATCCTTTTCAAAAACAGTATAAACTACCGCATTTTTTAAATCTTCTATTTGTTTTAAAATCTGCTTTTTTCGTTGATAAGGAGAAACAGGTGTAGCACCAGCAGGCTTTGGTGCTTCCTTTGGCTTTTCTGGTTCAGCAGGAGTCTTTATTTTGCCTTGAATTTCAGCAATTCTAGCCTGTGCCTTTGTCTTTTCTGCCTGTAAGTCTGTAAGTCTTGATAACTGAGCCTCTGCCTCTTTTTGTTTTTCTTCTGCCGTCAAGTTTCCAGTAAAGCCCAAGAGATTGCCAGCCAATCTGGACGCAGTACCGATTTCTGGTATTCCGCCAATGATGTTATTTTCGACAAATCCACCAACAGTACTCCATCCCATCTCAGCACCAGACATTTCTCTGGCTCCTCTGAGTGCTTTGTCGATTGAAACAAGTTTGCCCTGCAATGATTCAAGTTCAAACTGCAAAGCCTGCTGTTGTAACTTTTCTTTTTGTGCCTCAATTTCTGCCTGTCCAGCAGGAGGAACTTTATACTCTAAAGTCTTAGATTGTGTTGGTGTCCCAGCCTGCGGAACAGGTGCAGGAGCGGGAGCGGTAGCAGAAGCCTGTTGCTGACCCGCTCTTCCAAGACCTCTAACAGCCCCAGCAACTATGCCGACTGGCCTTGGTGCTAAAGTCATAGCCGCTTCACCAACGGCAGGAGAAAACTTAGTCACGGCATCCATCATTCTGGATGATGTGGTGCTACCAGACGATGTTTCTTTGCCAATGTCACTACCAGCAGTCTCCATAGCCAACTTATGGGCAAGGAGCATTTTCTGATATTCGTCATATTCCATCTGAGACTTATTGAGACTCAGTTGATTCATGCTGTACTGCTGTTGAGCCGCCCGAGTCTTCAAGACTTGCTCCTCAACCATTGCACCAGTCTTATAACCCTCAAGAGTTGAAACTAGTTGGCTCTTTGAGAGATAATTAAGACCACCTTCCCTATTGATAGCCTTGTAGATGTCATGGATATACTTTGGTGCTGAGTCGGATGGCTTACCCTTCTCGTCAGTAGAGTATTGAGATAAAATGGAAGAAGCCGTACCACGCAAAACTTCCATCTCGTTGCCAGCGTTAACAATCTGCTCTGGCATGGCAAGCATGGCTTTATCCCTAGCCTGCTGTTGTTGCAGGAGGGCATCCATGTTTTGACCGACATTGAAGGCATCGCCTCCAGTATATTGTCCAAATATTGCCATAAATTAGTTAGTAAGAAACTCCCTGCATCAATGGATTAGATGAAAATGTAGGGGAAGAAAGACCATTAAGTTTTGAACCGCCCATAAACTGGTCAAAAGTTGTGACATTGCCAGCACCGACCCCAGCACCTGCATTTCCAAAATTAAACATATTAGGGTTCTGCATCATCATAGAACCAAACTGACCAAACGAATTAAGCAGTTGCTGTTGCTGTTGCATACCCGCTCTAGCCACAGCCATATTATGTTGATAGTTCATTCCTTGTGCCTGAGTTCCAAGTTGTGACTCTGGCTGGAATATCTGAGGCTGGTACTGACCAAGCATTTGATTGGCTTGACCCATGAACTGACCGCCCATGCCTGCCGTGTTCATAGCACCGCTGGCAAATTGCAACGCTTGTTGTTGAAGCCCAAGTTCTGAGTTCATAACATTGCCAGCAAATTGTCTGGCTCTATCCTGTCTTTGTAAACCTAGATTGTAGTTGGAAAGAACGCCAGCCGCAACTCCCTGTCTTCCGCTAAGGCCACGCATACCCATAGCCATATTAGCATTCTGGAATGCTATACGCTGGTCATCCGCATTAAGACCAGTACCAGCATTCAAGTCTGCTTGTGCCTGCCCAAGAAGTGTATTCTGCATGCCTTGGACGCTTTGTGGAACAAGGAGGTTTCTTGACGCTCCAGCAAGACCACCAAGCGTGTTCATGTATGTGTTAGCCGCATTCTGCTGAACACCAGCAAAAGCCGTGTTTGCTTGATTAAGCATTGACACATAGCCTTGCGTTCCGTCACCACCATAAAGTTGACGATTAAGAGTCTGCTCTTGAAGACCTTGATACCTAGGTCTAAACTTACCCTCCAAATCAAGCAACCTTCCTTGGATACCCTCTTGAGCGGTAAGATTAGTGTTCATTATCTGGCTATAAGAAGGAGGTTTTTGAACCTTTTTTTTCTTTGAGCCAAACAATCCACCAATCAAAGCCCCAACAGCCATTCCAACTGGACCGCCTACAGCACCTATCTTAGCACCAAGGGCATAACCTCCCACAGCACCAGACATTGCACCAGATGCGGCTCCGCTTGCACCACCTCCTACAGAATCGTAATCAGACATAAATTAATCAAAAACTAGGACATCGAAATCGACATCGGTTGAACCACCAGAACTACTGAAAATTCTGTATTGTGCTAGAACATAAAATGAAGATGATGTTCTTATTCCATATTCACCCATAGAAACACTAGCATTTCCATCCCATTGTGTTGAAACCGCAGAAATAACATAGTTTGGCGATGACATTGGAGTTGTGAAATCAATTCTGTAATAACCAGTTCCAAGCCTAGTAGCGGAGCAATTAAATGGGGCTCTTCTTGGGACAAGGTTAGTGCCATCAAACTTCCAAGAACCGCTGGCCTTTAAAGAAGGATTTGATTGAGCAACAGTAAGCGTTCCATTGATGACAACATTTCCTTCAAATGTTGCTGGTCCATCAACATTGAGTTCAGCATGGTTAGTATATCCAGTAGGATTAGTTATATCAAGTTTGCCAGAAATTCGTGCATTACACCGACCTTCACTTGGTGCTGGAGTATAAATGTCAAAGTTTTTTGTAGTAAATAAAACCTGATTTAACCAACTGCTACCAGTTGGAGGGGCTCCAGTATATGCATCATAACCAAAACGCATTTGAGGATATATTCCACTTACAACAATGTTTGTCTGCCTTAAGTCCATCATAGGATATGGGGCATAAGGGCTAGGGTCAGTTTTATCTGCAAGTGTAAGATTGTCTATCTGAGCAGAGTCAACAGAGAGATTATCAACATTTATCGTATCAGAGTTAATTGTGTCAGTAAACTGAAGTTTAGTCTGCTTAAACAAACTACCAGCCTTACCGATAAGCAATAGGTCTGTGTCTGCTGTTGCCGAATTTGCTGTCTGTTCTGCAATAGCACCACCAACAAGTTGTGCATTGTTTACATGCTGGTTAAGATTGCCAGCCGTGACAAGAGAGTTTGCTCCTGTACTAGTATAATTAAATCCAGATGATATTTGTGACATATTTTATTCCTCGTTTTTAATTGTTCTTCCAGTTTGTGTTGCTTCAACAACTATTGATTTTATTATTGGTCTTCCAGAGAGAGTGGTTAATTCGATATCTAAACCTACTGACACTTTTCTTACTGGGAATGTTCGTGTTTTGTTTTCAGCCACCGATGTGGATGCTATATCAAGAACGGACGAAGTGTCTGGGTTGTATGTTGATATTGATGTTTGGACAGTACCAAAAGATTCAAAATCAAGGTCTGTTGCTATAGATGTAAATCGCTTCTTCTGAAGAGTATTGAATGAATACCTTCTTGTCAAGGCGTATCCTCTAATCGTAGAGTATTGATACACGCTGGGTTCAAGATAAAAACTTAATGGTATACCTTCTGGTATCTCTGGATTGTCTGCCGACTCTGGGATATATGGGAAACTCGCAAAAGACGGAGCGGAGGTTATGTCTCCAAACTCATCGTTTTCAGTCTCCTCTGACAGATAAATTCCATTGTTCCTTGTCCAAAACATCATTCTATTGACAGCACCACTCGTTCCGCTTTTTGTAATAACAATTCCGTCCGCATTAAATTGAGTTGGGTAAGTGTCAACAGACTCCCACATCTGGTTTGTCAAATTATAAACAAGAACATGGGTGTTGTATTGACTTCCGTCCAAAGGAACTGCCAAATAGTATCTACCATTGTAGACTGTTGCTACAGCCTTATGCACATAGTTCTGGTTAATTCTGTCTATGTACTTCTGTATCTGCGTGGACATTGGAGCCGTGTTTGCGAGCAGATTGGCATCCAACTGTGGCTCAAGCCTATATACCCCCCTCTTAGACAGAAAGAACACATATCCAGACACATTGGCTATGCTGTTCTTGGCTAGGCATCCGATATCAAAGGTCAAAGACCGAACATACGAATCCGCAAGAACTATGTCTGGTGTTGAGGTATTGTCAGCAAACTTTGCTGAGTATATGCTATTGTCCTTGAAAACAAGTATTTCATCCTTAGTCCAAGGGTGGAATCCGACTATCTTTTGCTCATCGCCTTGGTTTATTGTCAATGCCTGTATGGTTAAATCAAACACCCAATTGCCATTAGCATTTGGCAAATAATCGGAAACAGCAATTTCATCCCTGCTGTATTTGCAGTATATGCGGTTCTTGTGGTATATGGCTGTGCTTGTAGGCGGGAAGTCGCAAGCCGTAGGAGATGTTCCACCAACTATAGTCCCATCAATAACCCCTTGTTTGACAACGCTTACGGAAGTCCCATCAAAAACAAGAACAGGCTTTGCCACTTGAATGACATATCCAGACTGACTTCCGCTATGCGGGGTAGTTATGTTATATGTGAAAGAAGTTGAATTTGGAACTGTTGCTACAACAAAATTATTTGTGCTTGTAGGACCACTCCATTGAGTGTGTGCTGTTTCTATAACAAATTCATCACCAACAGCAAGACCATGTGGAAGAAGTGTTTTGACTAAAAGAGATGATGAACTTCCGCTGGTATGAACATTTGCCGATGTGGTTGCTGTAGGTGCTGATATATATTTTGTTGGCTCACCTCTAAGAATGTACAACTTATTAACAGCCTGCAAAACCTGTATAGGTCCAGTTAATGATTTTCTATCAAGCGGAAACGAATATCTAGTTCCTATTGTTTCCGTAATTGGGTCAAATAATGTAAGATAATTGGCAGATGTTACCCCATTGTAGGATATCAACGCAATCCTTTCATCTCCATCTGAATTAATATAAACTCCAGCACCTATGACATTGCCAATGTAAGAGGCATCCGCAGGGCTAAGTAACCGCTCAATACCCTTGCGGACTTGCAGAGTTTGCAGGTCTAATCGGATGTTCCTTCCGTCTTGAAGTACACCCGCCTTAAGGGTTGCTGGGTTTGCTCTAGTATCTATACCTATAAATCCAGCGTCTCCGTCAAAATTACGCTGTCCGTTAGGCATTAGATTTTAAAGATTGCCAAGTAAATGGATTTTAACTTGTCAGAATATCTAGCACCGACATAAACCCCGCCAAGAAAAGTGACTGTAGCAATAATTAAGGTAATCATATTATTTAATAAACCAAGTGTCTGCGGCAACCTTGATTAAGGTGCTAACGCCATCAAGGAGTGTGTGACTCCCACCTGCCACTCCATTAAGAGAAGCACTACTCATAAAAGTAGTAACAGTAGAACCAGCAGGAGAACAAATGAAAAATCGTGTTCCAATCGGGAACGAATAAGTAGAATCCGAAGGAATGCTAATAGTGTAAAAAGCCGTTAGTACATGAAGAATACGACCATCAGTAGCACCAAGCGTTAAGGAAGTGCCAACACTTGTAAGATTTTCTTGAATGCCGTATGCACCTACTGATGTGCCTCCTCCAGAGCCGTTTTCCATACGCATGGTGTTTGCTGTGGAGTCATACTTGAACGAGTAGTAACCAGAACCCATCGAGTAACCATTAAAGTTGCCAGTAAGGTCAATGTTTGTTACTGACGCAGGAGGAACAACAGGAATTGTAAAGTCTTCCCACACATTTCCACCACCTCCAGCCCTACGAGCATAAAGCAAACCTGTACCCGTTGGTGCATCTGAAATGCCACCACCGCCAGTTACAACAGCCCAAGCCGCATTCTTACGAACATACTCAGAGCCGTCAGAAGGAGCATCAGTAAGATAAGAACCAATGGGCTGATATGTGCTACTAGCCGCAGAGGTAGTCAAATACGAAGTCATCCCAGAAAGCGTCTGGTAGGTGCTTGAGGCAGTTGCCGTAGTCAGATAACCGCTGATGGAAGCCCCAGCAGGGATGGTTACAACCCCTGTGAAGGTCGGACTTGCTTTAGGGGCATAAGTCGTGCTTGCAGAAGAAGTGGTTAAATAAGACAGACCGCTGATATAACTGACTGTGGTAAACGGATTAGCCGATGTAGGGCTAGAACCGCTTGTGATAGCACCAAGTTGCTGGGTGGAGATTTCGTTTCCAACCTCAACAACATTAGTGGGTATTTGAACCCCGACTGAGATGCTGATACTCATTACACTTCAGAGTAAGCAACATGGATAAGGGTCGAAGCGGCTGTTGCAAAAGCACGAACAGGACCATTGTAGTTATCCAGCGAAATGTTTGAAAGGGGTGGTACAAGGATGCCTTGCGTACCGCTTGTATTTAAAATGATTTCGATTGATGCCGTGGCTGACTTGTTCTGAACTGTGACAATAACTCGTCTTGAGGATGTCGCATTAGCCGCAAGAACAGTTGTGATGGCGGTTCCAATCGTGGAATCCGCTTGCACAAACGACTTTAGAATCGGTGATGATAAGGAGATGTTTGACATATTAGTATGATTTTATGAACTTAAATTTAGGGTACTGACCTTGCTGTCTGATTATCTTGTCGATTTCTGCGTCAAGGAAAGCCTTGGCTTCCGCTTCAGCAACATTGGCAGAATCGATTTGTCCCTCCGAACGCAGGTAGTCTGCGTACACAGCCCTAGAAAGGTATGGTCCAAAGATATATGGAACCTTAACCTTTGTCCAGTTGGTGGTAGAAGTTTCTGGGTTGGTATTAGTGTTATTGGAAATACACTCGTAGAAGTTGGCTGTAAAATCCTTGCCGTCTACTGGCTGTAATGTGCCGCTATTTGAACTAGAGTCAAAGTAAGCCTGTGAGCCTACCGAATAGGTCGTAGTTGAGTTCCAAGGGTTTCCCTTAAACTCTGGCGGGACAGTTCTGTACTCGACATAAACCCCCTCCGTATAACCACGCAGGATGACCAAACGCTCCTGTGTGTCCGTAACCCAAATGTGGAAAGGGATAGACATAGCCCTAGTCCCAGAAATAGGATTTCTATCCCAGACCCCAAGCACTTCCCCAGCATCCGCTGGCTTGACCACATAGGTCACATTGTTGGAATCCGTGACAGTAGATACCGATGTATATCTGATGATGTCTGGGAACCTGTCATATTCCCACGCATAACGCAGTCTGGCAGACGCAAAATCTCGCATCTGCCGAAAGGTCTGCACATTAAATTCGTCCCTATCTAACCCGCACAATTGTAGTGCGTCAGTAAGGATTTTATTAAAGTCTACTGTTCTCATGTAACAAAGCCGTCAGCCGTAAACACGGCTCCTCTAACGACTGTCTTTTTTGCGTAATTATTAACCGCAACTGCTGGATTGTCTCTTTTGAATTCCTTAAGGAACTGCTTGTCATCCCAGCATTGATACCCAAGACGCTGACCCCAATAGTGGTAAGCATCCAGAGGTATTCTAGCAGAAAGAGAGCCAAGGCCATCTATCGTATTGACTTCATTCCTATAGCCAAAACTGGCGAGTTCTTTCGCCTTGATAGTAGCCTTGACCTCGTTGAGCCGCCACCCATTGATTAATTCCCTCTCCATCTCCTTGCGAAGATGGGAGGGAACCGAATCAGCCAATGACTGGAACATGTCATCAGCCATACCGCTTACGAGGCGTAGTCGAACTTACCAAACGCCAGAGGATTCTTCACGCAGAGTGAAGCGATGGCGTTGATGAGACGAGCAGGTCCACCACCATTGTCGGTGAGTTCCTTGATTCCAGCGACAGAACCACCATAGCGGATTTCAATGAGTTCCATAGGAATCACATAGCCGCAGAAGTTGTTCTTGAGGAACAGGGAGGGGTGCAGACGAATCTGTCCGAAGTCACCTTCAAAGATGTCCACGGACGAGATGTAGGACGAATCAGCACCATCACGATTGATGGTACGGATTTGAGCCTGCGACTCAGCACCACCAGTTGAGCGGTTGGTGTAGAGCAGGTTGGTGAACTGTCTCTTGAGGTTAGGACCGACAACCGCATCGTAGGAGCGATACTGACCTGTCTGGCTGTACATCGAGGTGAGGATGTCTTGAACAGTCAGTTCAGTAAGGGTTGAGGAGGCGGTTGTTGACTCCGCAGTAGCCGTAGCGTTACCAGCAACCGATGAGGCTGGAGTAAGGAAGGCCGTTGGGACATCGAGGTAGTTGTCGATACCGACAGGAGAACCTGTAGTTGTCTTGACTGAGCGAACCCATGAGTCAAGACCACGGCTGACATAACCCTGCGTTGAGCCGTTGTCGGTCTTAGGCAGGTTGTATGAAGCAAAGGTTCTTTCCATGTCACGCTTAAGCATGGTCATGCCCTTGGAGATGTTGTTCGCCAGTTCATCCTTAACACCAGCGGTGACCGCAATGTCGATGGTCAGAGGTGACACACGGACTGTCTTGCGGAACTCTTGGATGTGGTTGGATAACTCGTAGCGATACTGAGTTGAGCCGTCCTTAACAAAGTTAACTGGGTCGGTGGAGACATTGACATCCGTACCATCGACAACACCAGTCGTGTTAACGACAGCGTTGGGGAGGGAGTCAACCTGCCAGCGGAACCAAGTATTGCCAGGTTTTGCGGCTTTTGGAATCATCGATGTAAGGGGAGTATCCTTAGCATCAACGAGGGAGATGAGGTCAGCGAGGGCTTCCCGCTTACCAGAGACGATATTTCTTTCTGTGAGACTTGCCATAATGATAATATGATTTGAAGTTGGACGCTTAGATGAATTGCTTCAGTACTTCTGCTAGGTCTGAGGAAGATTTAGACTTGAGGAACTTAGAAGTGGCATCCCTAGCATTAGCGTCCTTACGGCTAGATGGATACGAAGATGTTCCTGTGGGCTGAACTGGTGCTTTCTGAATCTGGCGTTGCTTATTACCTTCTCTGGCTTGCATGCCTCGGATGTAATCTCCAACAACCATTTTGAAGTCTGGGAACTTGGTGATTTCTGGAAAAGCCTTAACAAAGTTATTGGCTATTTGCAGTTCCTTAGAACTGCGGTCCTTATACCACCGATATTCAGATTCTGCGACCTTATCCACCTGCTCCTTGGTAGCCAGATAATTGGCTCTCTTGGGCAGATGTTCTTCAAGGGCATCCATAGCGTTGAGTTTGATTTTTCTGACATCTTCTGTCGAATAAACTCGCTCATTGCCGTTCTCCTCGGTAATCACAACTCCGTCCGCATTTTCCTCACACCATCTACGAACTTGTCTTGCTTGGGCAATCTCTGCCTCGATTTCTGCACGACTGTTCAGATTAGAATAAGGGTTTGCTTGGTCCTTGTAATTTCTCGGAGTGGACTCTTCCTTTAGTTTGCCTTCCAGTTCGTTCAACTTTGCCTGCATCTGTTCCAGTTTTGCTTCCGCATCCTTTCGCAGGGCAGTCAGTTTGTTGATTCGCTTTTGGACATTCTTGGGGAGTTCCTCCTTGTCAGCGTCTACTTCCTGTCTTTCGCCATCCTGCTCGTCAGATTGGTCGGAATTTTCATCCTGCAATCCATCCTCGTCAAGGTGGTCTTCTGGTTGATTTGTCTCGGATTCGCCAGTATCCGTTCCGCTATCATCAATAAGCGAAAAGTCCTTCATAAGGATATCCTTTAAGGACACTTCATTGAGGAGTGATGACTCCTTGATAGATTCGGCATTTGAAGCCTCTGGGCTATCACCAGTATTATCGTTTGTATTCATGGTTAAGGTCCAAGTCCTGTTGTTTTACAGAGTTTATAGTTCTCAGAAACTTAATTCGTATAAACACCAAAATCGGATATAGTCAACATGTTCTAGTTAACTTTTTCGATTTTATAGCATTTTACCCCTATTTAAGGCTAGGGTCATCTGCCCAATTGATGTTTGCAATGTCTAAAGCCTTCTTTCTCTCGGAAACAAGGACTTCCTTTATTTCTCTGATAGCATTGGCTCTTCCGCATTGATGAACACGCTTCTCTCCCTCGACATTCGGGCTTAACGCCATCTCTGTCTCAACCTTAATGTTATTGTCAAGGATTGAGATGATGTTATCCCATAACTCCTTTGGTTTACCATCAATAAAGGCGTAAGCATTCAGATTATATACTGGTTCTGGCATAATTATTGAATATTTTGCTGTTGACCCTGTTGCTCTTGAGCCGCCTCATACTGAGCCTGCTGTTGCTCCTGCATAAACTCATCAGAAACAGGAGTAACCCCAGTTCTGCCAATCTGAGCATTCTGCTGTTGCTGTATTGACATTTGCAGATTCTTAGCGTAGTTTTGGAAGAGGGCTTGGAAGAACTGGTCACCCTGCAACGCCTGCTGTGCCTTTGGATTCTTCTGGATGATGTCTTGGGCGTATTGCAGTTTGGATGGGGCTGTAGGGTCGTTTTCGGTGTATTGAGCCTCTAGACCCATTAACATCAACGCAATGTCCGTCTGGACATCTCTGTACATCTTCTGGGAGGCTGTGGCTTGGTCGATGATGATATTCTTGGCAATGTCTGGCGAAATAGCCTCAACAAGTAGTGCGACCAACTTATTTCTGTCGATAGCACCACCTGCGTCCATCGGAAGAACAAATTGACTGATGGCCTGCATCTTTTTCATCACATACTCGTTGTCCAAGTCTCTGACATCAAACTTGACCTCAAAATCGAACTGTGAAGCGATATCCGTGATGTTTTGAGGAAGAGCAACAGCGGTAATACGCTCAAGTTCCTCTGGAGCCATGTACTGCAAGCACAACTGAACAATATGAGTATAAATTTCAGCCCAAACTGTAAGCCAATCATCAACTATTGACTGTTGTATAAGTTGTGTCGTTGTTTGCGGAACTAATTCATTTGAGATGCCAAAATACATTGCCGCATTCTTTTCGACCTGCTGAATGATGTTAAAGGCAAGATTTGGCGTTCCAGCAGGCGGTTCCATAAACCTAAAGTCATCTGGTGACATAATAGGCACTTGGACGGCTGGACCAATCTTTGTAAGCCCTTGAGCCCTACGCTTGACTAGGATTGGCGGGAATGTTTCGACTGAGGTTCTGTCACGCAGAGCGTCATGCTGTGCCTTCATCTCAGCCTGCTCAGTCATCAGAATCTCTGGGATACCTCTGCTCTGATTGATGGACTTTCTGATGTATTCCTTGCGATATGGAACGAAAGGATACTGGTTATGGGCATACCCAAGTTTCTTGTGGATGAAGAATCCGTCTGAGTTGGACTGTGGGGTGAAAGCCGTATAGTAGATGCAGGGAGTCCCGCTTTCATCTATCTGGCGTGTGTATGCGTACACGACCTCGACAAGGTTATTGTTTCTGTACTCACGATTGTCCAATAGCATCACAGGAGGCGTGATGTTAGGGTCGTTGTACCAAGCGGTCTTGCCAGCGGTATTAAGAGCCGTCTCGATGTATTGCTCATCCCATCCGTCTGTTCTGACCATAGAAAGAATCTCTACTTCTGTCATATATACTCTTCTAAAGATTACTCGGGCTTTTTGCAGTTCAATGGTCTCTGGCGGGAAGCAAATTTCATCGTATGGCTTCAAAGCCGTAATGACAGGTAGATTCTTTGTGATTGTCTCGATGAACACCTTGGTTTCGCCAAACTGTCTAAGTTCATCGACCATTCTGCCCATTTCAACCTCATCAACACCTTCAACGGCAAGTTGAAGAAGAGAAACAGCCAAATCTTTTGAACCTTCATCCATGATGTAGTTCGGGAGTTGCCCTAGCGTAGATTCTGGGTTTTCCTGTAACGCCATATTGCAGATTTCCTGCAATTGAACCATAGTCACCTTGTTTTCACGCTTACCAATCTCCTGTTGCCAGCCGACAAAAGCGGCTGACCATCCGTAGGTGTTTGCGTAGTTAGCAAGCAATTTAGCCTCACGCAGGGATTCAATTCTAAGCCTTCCACCAATGACATGCTGAAGAAGCGTTGAACAAGCCGTAGCAAAAGCCGCATCCTCGACTGTATTACCAGTAACACGGATTTTGCTGGCTTTCCAAGTGTTTATGCAAAGTGCAACGACTTCGTTAATAACTCTGTCGATAAGTCGGATTCTGACATCTGAAGCACCCTCAAAAGGCATCGCAGGGCTTCCGTTACTTCGGATATCTGAGTACTTCTTGCCATCGTCAGACTGACCATCCCAACGGCAAAAGCGAATGTCATCAATTTCCTCAAGACCTGTGGCAAAAGAACCATTATACACAGAACGCTTAAACTCAAAGTTTAATTCTTGGATATCTGGTTTATCTGATGCGTAGGCAAGTTTATCGTGCATGCCTGTCTTATAATTATCATTTGGTTCCATTTTTTATGTTTTTATTAATATGTTCAATTAAAGAATCTCTGTAAAATTTGTGATGCCCACCTTTAGTGACATAGACAGCCACTTCATTCGTTTTTCTAAGTTTGTCAAGGTATTGTTTATTCAAGCCAGTCATCTCTGCGGCTTCAGCCTTTGACAGTAGTATCGGATATCTGTCCATCTTTAATATGAAAAACCTTTGTTATTCCCTGTGAACGAATTTGTATTGTTGTATTCTGGAGCCATAACTGCGAGATATCGTAGGCAGTCAATTGGGTCTTTGCTGGCTCCTTTTTCTCCGTCCGCACCAGTCCATTCTCGCATTGAGTATATAAGGTTCTGGCACTCTTCAGAAATATATAGTCTTGGCTGGTTAATAGTGCTTCTAGGCTGGGATGTGTCATAAGAAAGCCAGTCATTAATGATTGCAATGCCTTCTTCAAGCCGCAAACCTGCGGCAGGCTCAAAAAACATAGGTTTATCGCCAGAGTCAAGCAATTCTATCAAAGAAGTGCCTCCATCTCGACCAACTGCTTGAGTTGCACCTGCTCTTGGGTCAATAAAGCGTCTTTCTGGGTCTTTGCCGTCTTCAATCTCACGAATCAACTCCTTGTACTGGTCAATTCCCATTCCAGCACCATTTCTTTGTGCCGTACCAGCCTTTCCGTCTGCTTTTTCGCTAGGAAGAGCCCATTCACCCATAGAAATATCTGGAAACTCCCTAAAAATGTACACATTTCCGTCTTTCCCAACCCTAGCCCATATCATAAACCAGTTTCTAGCACCAGCAGGGTCAACTACCATGTAGTCAGTACCATCTTTAGGCACTTGGTCGGCCTTTACGATGTTGTGGTCATCGAATCTAGGGAACTGAGAGCCGATTGTGTTTTCTGCCCAGCCGTATGCTCGTATCTTAATCTCGTTGGTATTCTTACCTTCCAGCGTTTTGGCTAATTGGTCAAATGGGTTATACGGATTAAGGTCGGAATGGAACCAGATGCAGGCTGAGTTCTTGCGGAAAGAGTGTGCTATATATGGCATTTTGCCTCTTTCGCACCCAGCAACATGCTGGCTACCCTGCTCAAGCAGGGATGCTTTCCGCTGTTCCTTTATCTTGCACCCAGATACATAGTCCTTAACGACCTGCGAATAGCCTTGGACTGGAGTAAATGTAACACCCATCTTGCCTCTTCTAGTGACAATACGATATCGTAGAGTTTCAACCCAATCAAGAGGCACAAGTTCATCGCACCATATGAAGTCAACCTCACCACCTTCGATGACCTTCTTGTCTTGTGCGTAATTCATAAAGAAACATTGACTCTTGTTTGGCAAGATGAATGTGTTGTCGCTAAATCCGTTCTTCTGTGAATAAGAAATGTTGGTGACCTTGGTCTTCTTAGCGGTCTTCAGTTCCGCTGGCATGTACTTCCAGATGACATTCTGTTGCATCTGTATGCTAGACTGGGAGGTCGTGTGCAGACACCAGACTCTAGCGTCTGGCTTTGATGTAAGAATTTGCATGACCTTTTTAGCCGCCCACTCAGTCTTGCCTGCACGATTGCCACCCATCACGCACAACTCATCGAAATCAGACAGCAGTTTGTCCGCATCATTCCAATGCTTTGGCTCGTAGCCGTGGCGGTATGGGTCTAGTTTCTCAGCGAGTATCTTGTCCTCTCTGTCTTGCAGGAACTTGGCTACGAACTCAGCACCATACTTTAACGCAAGAGCCTTAATCTGCTCCTGCGTTGGTTTCAGTAAGACTGGGTGGTCTGATAATATCATTTACCCAGTTGGGTGTTATTATTACGCTGGGACAACTGTTTTTCGACCTGCGTTTCAAGAGATGAGTTATCGAAAGGGTCAAATATAAGTTTATTGACCATCCAGTCTCGCTGTGATTTTGGAGCATCCTTCATGTAATCATTTGTTCCAGAAAGTATATCAAGCCCCATTTTGGTTTGCAATACTTTATCAACAGGATACGCATAACTAGTAGTCCAATCCTTTGCCGCTAAAGGAAGTTTTGGAGTCTTAATAAATCCACTTATTGCCTGTTGCGGTGTAACTTCAGCCTTCTTTTTTGCGGCTTCTTCAAGTTCCCTAATTGACTCGTTTTGGTTTATGAAAAAATTAAGTTGTCCTTCTGTAAGGATTTCTCCAGCATTTTTCATTGTTTCTGAGAATGGAGTAGATGGTCCAATAATCCTATACATACCTTCTGGTGTTGCACCCTTTTTTAATTTAGGGTCTCTCCATAAAATATATTCTATTCCAGCCCTTCTAGCCAAGTCTGGGTCTCTTTCCAGTACATCTGGGTCTGAGACTAAATCAACGCCAAGTTTTTTTCCAATATATTCATAGTTGTATCTGCCTGTAAGTTGAACAAATGTCCTTCCACGGAACTTCCATCCATCGCCTTCTTCCTTGTTCCCCAATTGCGGATGATTCTGATAAAATACATTGGCAAACTTTTGTTCATCCCTAAGTAGACCATCTCTCTTTATTTTTTCTATTCCCTGCTCCCTTGTTAGCCCAGCAAAGTATTGATTGTCATGTTTAACATCCCAAAGTCTTTCTGCTGTTGTATAGTAAAGGCTTTCCCTTTTTCCACCACCCTCTGATTGTGCAAGCAATGCAATATTTTTGATGTAATTGTCATCCATTCCTCGACTACGCAGTTCCTCTACAAATTTCTTGTTTAGAAATTCAAACTTTTTAATAATTTTCTTTTCAGCCATATAATTAAAGTGGAGCCTTGTGTTGGGATTGAACCAACGACCTACTGTTTACAAAACAGTCGCACTACCGCTGTGCTAACAAGGCTAAGGTTATCTCTGGTCCATAAAGATGTGGAAATCGACATTCCCATCGTCCTGCATAGCAGGTACAAAGTATTTTACTCCCTTTTTCAAGGTGTTATTTTTAACGCCTTCCATGTACTCATCATAGTGCAGGATATTAGTCTTGTCCTCCTCGGTCATGTACTCGCTGGCTTGGGTGTTAGCCTTGATTTGGTCCATAGAATCCTTTGTGACCGACTTATAGATTGAATCCGTTCCATTGAGCAACTCAATCTCCATGTCCGACATAGCACCTCCACCGCTGATTGGGTTGCTGTTATTGCTTGGCACTCCAAGTCCCATTGATTGTTGAGCAGTTGGGTACGGATTAGCCTGCGGAGGGGTATATGGGGTAACAGTACCCTGTTGCAACTTCATGCTGACTGGCAGTCCGTTCCAAGATAGGGCTAGACCTCCATTAGAATCCATTCCAACCACCTTGTAGCCGTCTCCGACTGTATCACCAGCCTTGTGCCACTTCCCGCCTAGCGAGAAGATTTGTTGGTTGCCTTGACCAGCCACACCTGTCCATATCGGTGGCAATTGCAGGTTATTAAAATTAGGTTTTTTCTTAGTTTCAGCCATATTAATTCTTGAAAAGGAATCTCTTCTTCAGCATCAGTTTCGTCATCGGGGTCTTGAAAGGTTTCTACTTTTATAGTTCATCAACGACAGGGTTCAAAATTTTTAAAATTTGTCAACTGTCAATGATATCATAACCTTGATTTTTATCTTTAAGAGTTTCGTCAAGAGTCATAGAAGCAATTGTCATTAAAGACTTCATGTATAGAATACTGGCTTCCTTGTCAATTGTTGCTGGTTTACCAGCAACAACAATCTTAACATCATCGGAGTTCGGCTTACCAATAACACCCACGAACCAAGGAATGTTCCATTTGGACATGTCTTTGGAAAGAGAGTCTAGGCAATGAGCCTCAAACTGCTCGTCATTGTAGACTGTGTCACTTTCCTTTGTAGACTGGGTTTCTTTTGACATACCAACCATGTCTATCTTTCTTGATGGTAATCCGAAGATTGACTCTAAAGCCTCGATTGTCTTTGCAGATTGCCGTGAAGACTTGCCCTTCCTTGTTCTTGACTTGGAGGAGGCGGGTATTGGGGAAGTTGCATCTGGTGACGGAGACTTCTTGTTCGTTGGTTTCTTCTTCTTTTTCATTGATTTCTTTGGTGATTTGATTGCTTTCAAGATTGAGTTGGTCGGTGAGCCACGAAATACCAGCAGGAGTCCAGAGCCACTTGCGGAGTTTCTCTGGCTTGCCACTCAACTCCTTGAATGTCAAAAGGGGATTATCCCCGCACTTAGTTCTCCAAGTGCGGAGTTCATCACGGCTCAGACCGAGCCGCTCGCTAACATCTTTATCTGATACATTGTCGCTCATAATAATATAAAATTGAAAGTAGGGGTGGGGAGAATCGAACTCCCGACTTAGCCCTTATAAAGAGCCCACTCTAACCGCTGAGTTACACCCCCCGAAAATACGGCAAGCGGGGGTCGAACCCGCAACATCCAGTTTGGAAAACTGACACTCTGCCAATTGAGTTACTGCCGTGAAAGTAGAGGGTATCCGATTTGAACGGATGGGACTTTGACATCCAGCAGTTTTCAAGACTGCCGCAATAGACCACTCTGCCAACCCTCTGAAAGTGCTGAAGGCGGGACTTGAACCCGCAAGCCATTGGCGATTGATTTTAAGTCAATAGTGTTTACCATTTCACCACTTCAGCAAAACTGGAACCGCTGGGACTTGAACCCAGAACCAACGGCTTAAAAGGCCGCTACTCTGACCATTGAGTTACGATTCCGTCAAGGTTTACAAAGAGATTAGATTGACATGCCATTTGTAAACTTTGACCAAATGGTGGAGGCGGGGAGAATCGAACTCCCATTGCCCGAATGCAAATCGGGTTTCCTACCATTGAAAGAAGCCCCCATAGACCCACAAGGAGTCGAACCTTGACATAGAGAACCAAAATCTCTAGTGCTACCATTACACCATAGGTCTAAAATCACCGAGACAGGACTTGAACCTGCAATCCCCTGCTCCCAAAGCAGGTGCGTTAGCCATTACGCTACTCGATGCAGTTGATGACTGGCGGGGAGTTTCGGACCTCCTCTAGTATTTGCCAGAATCTTTCGACTCACCCATGTTTACCTAATTTCTTAGGTGATTCGCAAATACACTTTCCCTGTGGGAACGCCAGCAAATTTCAAAGAACCCGCATATTCAAACATAGTTTTACTCACTTGTCAACCAAATGTAAAAACTTCTTCCATTGACCCCATATGCTATAAAACCAGAAAATTCTTTATTCCCCGCTTGACTTCTTTTCTGACAATCCCCTTAATAATCCCCTTCCTCACCCTCGCTGATGCTCGGGCGGTTTTTACCTTTTGCAAAAAAAAGTGTAAGGCATGGAACCTAACATATCAACCTTCTGGCGGTTAAACGCTACCCCCTCCCCCCCTTAAGGGTGCAAACCCTTTTCTTAGGGGATGCATGAGGGGTTAAAGGGGTTAAACCCTCCAGCCTATTCACTCCCTTGGCTGGAGGGTGTTCCCCTGCGGGCGTTACCCGCTTGGTTGATGAGGTTGGTGGGTGGCACATGGTGGGCGGGGAGGCTAGGGGTTAGCCTCGGAAGGTGATGTCCCAACTGCCGTTGTCGAGGCAGTC